ACACCTCAACAGGTTTGTGTTTAAGAATAAATCCTAGCTCATCCTTGATGATGTTTACCTCTTGATTGCTGAATGTCTTCTTACCTATAAGCTTTGATAGTGCAAGTGACCTACTGCAAGCAGGATAAACTCTGTCAACTCCATAAACTTTCTTAACCTCAACTAACAATTCATTATTGTTAAATGGATTTAAATCAATGTTCATAATCATACCTTGTTAATGTTTAAAAGATTATATAATCTATGGTAGCACAGATTACAGATTAATACAACACGCTGTTGCAATTTGTTACAATTAGAAATAATATTCTGTATCCTTGTCTAACTCTGCTCTAGTCACTTGCATATCAGATAGTGCAGCTACAATGATCTGATTCATAGCCACTAGACTTTCATAGACTTGGATGTTACCCGCTATCAAGCTTGTCATTATCCGCTCTCGCGCATCTGCTATGATTGCCAATCGTTCTATCTCTGCAATGGCTTCACCATCGGCCCGCTTTTCTTTTGCTGATACCAGATCAATTACATCACCCATCTTGTCACCTCAATATATGTTATGAATTACTTTCAATGCTGCTATGATTGGATTCGCAGACATCCTGCTCATTCCATCTATAGTTACTACCCAATCAGATGAATCCTCAAAGCTATAAGCTATTGTTTTCTCTATCAAATGTTTACCATCATAGACTTCTATCTCACAGTAGTTATCATCTAGAAGTTTATACTTGCCATTTAAATCTGTACCTTCTACTGTAAAGTAATCCAATCCAATTGTCAAGACCCCTGTATTACCAGAATAATTATCGTGTTCATAACCTACCGAATGTTTTATGTCGCTGTTCATAATATGCACCTGATCTTTTAAGTTTATCTAAGTAACACCTTGCACAAAGTAGACCACCATTGTCTTTGATATCTGCCTTTTTATTTTTGCATCGTTCACATTTCATTAACCCACCGCTATTATATCTTGCTCTCGCAATACCTTCGCCATTGATTTACCATGTGCAACATAGGCGATAGTATCTACATCTTTACTCCAACACTCTCGGCATGACCCACACTTACCTTCATTCTCATATGCCTGACAGACTGTCATATCACTAGTGGCGTGATCTTTGCTAGGCACTATCGTGCTGCTTGTGCGGATACTGTACAGTCTCCATGTATCAAAGTTTACCTTTGTACCTGTAACCGAATCACTGGACAGACGCACTACCACATTGTCTAGCTTGTTCATACGATTGATAACATCACGAAACTTTGCAAACTTGTATTGTCTAGTAGGTAACCAATGCTTAACCCACGGAGTCTGTGACATTACCTGATAGATTTTCTCTGCTAGTTTGATGTGGTACATATCACCACTATCGAACCACCGGAAATACCTGTGATTGTCTAACTCTGCTACCATATCAGACACCCAATCATCACGCTGCCAATCATCCTTGTTATGTATTCGGGGAGCCTTTACATTGTTGAATCTGTAATTCCCACCTCTGGCATAGCATCCCTTGCAGGCATCGACTAGACTACCATCTTGTTTACGCGCAGCCGGACAGGTTTCCAAAGCTTGCAGACTCCAACTGTGACAGCCTAGCTTGCTTGTCTTAGATATCTTTATCATGATTCACCTCGCCTTGCTAATTCCATGCAAGCATAATGGTATTCATCCCAATATTGGCTTGTCTTTGGATTGTCAATTGTCTCGCCCGCAATCGCAGCCTGTCTAGCATCTGACCTCAGATATTTAAGACACTCAGTATCAAGCGTCCTAAACAATTTGATTGTATCACTATGCCAATTGTTATCCATCATGCTACTCTCCAAAGCCAAAGTATTCATTGGGCAGGTTAGACATATTCACAAACATATCACCATCATAAAGCTTGTGATCTGCAATCTGTTCAACAGTATGCAATTTCTTGAATACCTTTGCAGGGTATCTACCACCAAACATATTTGGTTCACCTTGATACCAGTAGGTTACAGGAAACTTACCATCCTTTCGCTGATTGCCTGTCACTGTAATCTTTTTCATTTTGCTATCCCCTTGCACGTTTAAGTTGTAAGTAGAATACCATACTTTGAAACTTTGTCAAGTATTTTTTTAAACTATTTCAATCTCTGGATAATCCTCCAACAATCGCCTGATAGATTTATCAACGTGTTGCCAGTGATGGATCAGTAGCCAACGCATATCATAGAGCGCACTATCGAATCCCTGACTATCGCAATCCTCAATAAAGTTGTCTGCTAGACTACTGTTAGTGTTAATCTGAATATCACAGCCAATTTCACAGCCAACTTCATACTCTAGCCTAGTCCAATAATCAAAATATTTATCATCCATTATTTGACCACCAGTATATTTTTATCCCAGTTATCCTTAATCGATACATTCATTTGCCGCACTGCATTGGGCTTTTGCACATAGAATGACCGCTTACCTAGATGTACTCCAAAGAATACAGGCCCATTGCTAACACCATTCCGAGACTTGATACTTCTAACACGATAGATAGTTTTCATAGTTCATACTCCATTTCAGTTTGGTTATCTTGCTTCAATTGCTTTTCATAGATCAACACTTGCTCGCACACTTTCATATATTTGCTGCGCGTATCGATCATTTCACGCCTGATATTTGCGCTATACTCCGGACTTGATCCATCATCAAATGTTAAGTCCACTAGTATCCTTGCCACCTCAGTCTGCAATCTAGCTTGCCTAGCTTTCAATTGTTCAATATTCATGCACGTCTACTCCATTCATAGACAACACCATTGTGTCGGATCTCTTTTGTATAGCCCACTAATCCAAAGCTAGTGTCTACCACCTCTCGCACGATCTCATTTGATCCCGACAGAAAACTCTCTCGTTGTGATTTCAGAGTCCACATGGGATTCAGATTGTTACACCATATTTTTACAGTAAACATATTATGCACCTATCTTGACACGATTTGGCAGATTTTTCTCAGCCAACAAAGTGTAGAATGTTGACGTAGACCAGTTATCTTTTTTGCTCCAATCTTTTCTGACACTACCAGATTGTGGCTTTTTATATACTCGCTTCAATGTAAGGTTATACATTTTGTTACCCCTTGTAGGTTTAAGCTTTAAGTGTTAAACAGTATATCAGGTTATTTTCACTTGTCAAGCTTTTTTTTAAATTAATTTTCGATCTGTTTGTTTGTTTGCCTTTTAAGTTTTAACTGTCAATCAGAATAACAGAATTTCAGAGATTGTCAACAATTAAATTGTAACAGAATGTGACAAGTCTTATTTCATTATATACCAATCAAAGCCCATCCACTAACACAGATTGGAATCAATGTCAAGAAAAATAATTTAATTAAAAAACTTGACAAGCTTGCAAAGATACTGTAAGCTAGTCTTAAGTTTTTTATTTGAGGATAAATATTATTGAAGTGATTGAATTATAAAGACTTCCGAAGTTTTCAAAGTTTACTTTATAGACTTAAAAGTCTCTGGAAATCTCTGGAAACTAGGAAAATCTCTGTGGCGGGTAGCAGAAACTCCAAAGACTTTGGAAGTTTTCAAAGTTTTTTGAAGTTTGCTATTGACAATTGCCAAAGGGTATGGTATAATGAAGAGACTTCAGAGTCTACCGAAGGTAGGGTAGGCAGGAGGCCACCCCGTAGTACCCATATATATACTAAATCGTATACATTTTTACCCAGATAGGATGGAAACTAGTTTGATGCGGAACTACAAAGTCTCCGGTGGGTTTTATGGGGGAGGGAGTCTACAGGTATATATATGCACCCGGGGGGTTACATAATATTATTATACACCTAAAATGAACTTTTGTCAAGTTATTTCGTATTATATTACAATTTATTACAAATAGTACTTGACAAAACCTGAATTTAGGTGTATAATACTATAATGGGGAAAGAACTAACAACAAAACAACAGAACTTTCTGGACAACTTGATGACTACAGGAGGTGATCTTAAGAAGGCTGCGGAGCTTTCTGGTTATGCTGAGAACGGGCATTGGCAAGTCGCTAAGGCACTCAAACATGAGATCATCGAGATGGCATCTGGTATCTTAGCTCAGTCTGCTCCGAAAGCCGCTATGAAGCTTGTAGACATTATGGACTCTGATGCGCCTATACCACAAGCCAGTGTGCGTATGCAAGCAGCACAGACAATCCTAGACCGAACAGGTCTGGGCAAAAAAGACAGTTTGGATGTCAATCACAAAGTAGAAGGCGGGTTGTTTATTCTTCCTGCTAAGGAAGAGATTATCATAAATGGACAGGCAGAGGACGAGTAGTACCATACCCTACGGCTACGAGCTAGATGAGGATGGTAAAACTCTGAAGCCTATTGAGGAGCAACTGTATGCTTTGCGTGTAGTTGCAGACTTAGTAAAGGATAATACTCTTTCTTTACGTGATGCGTGTCTTTGGGTAGAACACCAAACAGGGAGATCTTTAAGCCACACAGGGCTTAGAAAGATTATAGAGAATGGAAGATTGGATAAAGAACCCAGAGAACTATCTGAAGGATGAAGACGGGAACTTTGTACTCAAGAAAGATGGTACTCCCCGTAAGAAAACTGGCAGACCCAAAGGTTCAAAGGGTAGAGGCTATAACTTCCATTCAGAGACAAAAGCGAAGATCAAAGCCAGAAGAGCTATACGCACCAAGCAGAAAAGTGCAGACAGGCTCAAGCAAAGACTAGATGCCAAGAGAGATTCACTTAACGCATCTAAAGAAACGCTAAAGAAGATAGAGAATAAGTCAACCAATAAGGTTGTTACTGAGGATACTCTAAAAAAAGTTTCAAAGGCTCTACGCAAAGAGGCAGAAGATAATGTAATCTTTAAGCCTAACGAAGGGCCACAGACAGATTTCTTAGCAGCACCGGAGCGAGATGTTTTATACGGTGGTGCGGCAGGGGGCGGTAAGTCATATGCAATGCTTATCGATCCTCTGCGTTTTGCTCATCGTGCAGCACACAGGGCATTGATACTACGAAGATCTATGCCGGAGCTACGTGAGCTTATAGACAAGAGTAGGGAACTGTACCCCAAAGCATTTCCGGGGTGCAAGTACAAAGAGGTTGAGAAACTTTGGAACTTCCCTAGTGGAGCCAAAGTAGAGTTCGGCTTCTTAGAGCGGGATGCCGATGTCTATCGGTATCAAGGCCAAGCTTATTCTTGGATTGGCTTTGACGAGATCACTCACTTACCTACAGAGTTTGGATGGAACTATCTCGCTTCCCGCCTAAGAACGACCGATCCGGAGATTACGACCTACATGAGGTGTACGGCGAATCCCGGCGGTGTAGGGGCTACATGGGTTAAGAAACGCTACATAGACCCTTGTGAGCCTAATCAATCGTTCATAGGTGACGATAACTTAAGTAGGAAGTTTATTCCTGCTAGGCTAGAGGATAATCCTTTTCTAGCAGAAGATGGGCGGTATGAGGAAATGCTGAAAGCATTGCCGCCAACTCAACGCAAGCAATTACTTGAGGGTAACTGGGATGTCAATGAGGGTGCTGCGTTTACTGAGTTTGACATTGATGCTCACGTTATTACTCCTTTTGAACTACCCATATCTTGGGAACGTGTAAAAGGAATTGACTACGGGTATGCTTCTGAGAGTGCCTGTGTCTGGGGTGCAGTAGATCCATCAGACGGCACTTTAATTATTTATCGGGAGTTGTACCAAAAGAATTTGACAGGACAGGATTTAGGAGAGCGTATAACTCAAATGGAGTTAAGTGATCCATATTCTGTTCAAGGTGTATTAGATACAGCAGCATGGGCTAGAACAGGTACAACAGGCCCAACTGTAGGCGAAACACTTGTGCGTTCAGGTCATAAGTTACGAAGGGCTGATAAGAACAGAATACAAGGTAAAATACAAATCCATGAATACTTGAAGATACAACAAAGCGGTAGGCCACGATTGCAAATATTTAATACTTGCCCTAACCTGATACGTGAACTTCAAAGTATTCCTCTGGACAAAACAAACCCTGAAGATGTGGATACCCACGCTCCAGACCATGCTTATGACGCATTGCGTTATTTAATAATGTCTAGACCAAGAATACAAGACTCTTTTAGCAGGATAAGAAATTTACATTTAGAGCAAGCTTATACTCCTGCTGACAGTGAGTTTGGTTACTAGGAATAAACTATGGCACAAGAAGATAACACTCTCATTCAAAATGCTGACGGTATATACTTTGAGTCAGTAGATGATGAGCAGGGTATGAATCTTAACCTTGAAGACGATTTAAATAATAGACTTGCAGGTTTAATCGAGGATAGGTTTGAAGCAGCAGAAATGGCTAGAGATGCTGACGAGAATCGTTGGCTTACTGCATATCATAACTATCGTGGCTTGTACCCAAAGAATGTAAAATTTAGAGAATCTGAAAAGTCTAGAGTCTTTGTTAAAGTTACAAAGACTAAAGTGCTTGCAGCTTTTGGTCAGTTAGTCGATGTAATCTTTGGAGGCAATAAGTTTCCTATCGGAGTATCTGAAACCAGAGTTCCTGAAGGCATTGCAGAAATTGCACACTTAGATACAGCGAATCCTGTTCCGGGTATAGAAACAAGTTCTATTCAAGAACAAGAAATAGAAAATCCATACGATGTAGGTTATGAAGGTGACGGTAGAACTTTAAAGCCGGGAGCTACTTACGGTACTGGTAAGTTTGATGGTTATCTAGACAAACAAGCAGCAGATTCTTTTGTTGAAGGAGCTTCTCCTAATCCTCAGATACCTGAGATAAAGCCAGCACAAAAAGCTGCTAGGCGTATGGAAAAGTTAATTCATGATCAGATAGAAGAGTCTAATGGAGCTAGTGAAATACGAAATGCTTTGTTTGAATCTTCTTTGTTTGGAACAGGAATTGTTAAAGGGCCGTTTAACTTTAACAAGACACTGAATCGTTGGACAGAAGAAGATGGTGAAAGAACCTACGATCCAATCAATGTACGTGTTCCTCGCATTGAGTTTGTAAGTATCTGGGATTTCTTTCCTGATCCAAACGCAACAAGTATTTCAGAATGTGAATATGTAATTCACCGACACAAATTAAATCGTTCTCAGTTCCGAAGCCTAGCAAAGCTTCCGTACTTTAATAAAGATCAGATTCGTATGTGCCTTGAGATGGGGCCAAACTACGAAGAAAAAGATTATGAGTATGAACTGAAAGACGATAACCGTATGGCTGACGCAGGTTCAGCTAAATACGAAGTTCTAGAATACTGGGGCATTATGGATGCCGAGTATGCTAGAGAAGTAGGAATGGAACTTGGTGATGATGTTGATGACTTAGATGAAGTACAGATCAACGCTTGGATTTCAAACGGCAAAGTACTACGAGCAGTTATAAATCCATTTACACCACACCGCATTCCTTACCATGCTTTTTCTTATGAAAAGAATCCGTATAGTTTCTTTGGCATTGGTGTTGCCGAGAACATGGATGACTCTCAAAAGATTATGAATGGTCATGCACGTATGGCTATTGATAACCTTGCGTTGTCAGGTTCATTGGTGTTTGATGTAGACGAAACTGCCCTTGTAGGTGGTCAAAGCATGGAAATATATCCGGGTAAAGTATTCCGCAGACAAGCAGGAGTTCCGGGTACAGCAATTAATGGCCTAAAGTTTCCTAACACATCACAAGAAAATATGATGATGTTTGATAAGTTTAGGCAACTTGCAGATGAGCAGACAGGTATTCCAAGCTACTCGCATGGACAAACTGGTGTTCAGAGCATGACAAGAACAGCGTCAGGGATGTCGATGCTGCTTGGAGCAGCTTCACTTAATATTAAGACAGTTATTAAAAACTTGGATGACTTTCTTTTGAAGCCTTTAGGTGAAGCCTACTTTCAATGGAATATGCAATTCCTAGAAAGTAAGTTGGGTGTAGAAGGAGATCTGGAAGTTAAGGCTACTGGTACAGCTAGTCTAATGCAGAAAGAAGTACGTAGTCAAAGACTAACTACTTTTTTGCAAAGTGTGCAAAATCCTGCTATTGCTCCGTTTGTTAAGATTAATAAACTCATTGGAGAACTTGCATACTCGCTTGATCTTGATCCTGATGAAATACTAAACGATCCAGAAGAAGCAGCTATCATGGCTCAAATTATAGGAATGCAAAATAATGCTGGACAAGCAATTAGCGAAACGCCTGTCACCCCTAACGAACAACAAGGAATTATGGGAGGCGTTCAAGGAACACCTACACAACCTCCGGAACTTGGAGTTACGGGTACTGGTGGGGGCAACATCGGAACAGGAAATGTTCCGCAGTCAGGGGAGGATCAATTCTCTGGAACGCCTAGAGAAGCTTAAGGATGAAATTACAGAATCCAAAGACCGGATTGACTAATACTTCTGATTTAATTTTAGAAGCATTAGTTTTAAAGTATCAATCGGAATTAGCTTCTATTGCTATTAATATGGATAATTATTTAAACCATGCAGTAGGTGTTGCAGAGCATCCAGATATTGTTAGTGAAGTAGATAAACTAATAGAACAATCGGCTGCTGTTGAAGAAAAGCTAACAATAGTTAATCAATTACTAAGTATTTCGGAAAGTTAGTATGCCTGCAAAAAAGAAAGCTAAATCTAAAGTTAATGAAGCAGGTAATTACACTAAGCCTACAATGCGTAAAAGACTTTTTGAAAAAATTAAAGCAGGTTCAAAAGGCGGTAAGCCCGGACAGTGGAGTGCGCGTAAAGCCCAGATGCTTGCTAAAGAATACAAAGCTAAAGGCGGTGGGTACAAGTGAAAGGTTTGTTTTGGAGTTCTTTGCAGTCTAAGCTTGTATCATTCAGCGAATGGATGGAAGACGCACATAAGAAACAAAATAAATTATTTAAAAAGTGCTGTAAAGTAAAAAAATCTGAAAGGAGCAAAGACGAAAATGGATCAGGGTAAAAAGAAAATGATGGGCGGCGGTAGAATGCAATATGTTCACGGCGGAAAAACAACAAACGGAAACAAAATCGCACGTAGAGAGTACAGCAAAGGTGGTATGGCCTCTGCAATGAAATCTTCTAAGCCCTGCTAATCATGGCCTTAAAGAAGTCTCAAGAGTCCTTAAAGAAATGGACAAAGCAAAAGTGGCGTACCAAGTCTGGAAAGCCCAGTGCTAAGACAGGTGAAAGGTACTTACCAGAAAAAGCTATTAAGTCTTTGTCAGCCAGTGAGTATGCAGCTACAACTAAAAAGAAAAGAGAAGACACGGCTAAAGGTAAACAACATTCTAAACAGCCAAAAAAAATAGCAAAGAAGACAGCAAAGTACAGGAAACGATAATGAAAGTTAAAGCTCCAGAAGGATATCACTGGATGAAAAGTGGCAAAAGCTACAAGCTAATGAAAGATCCTAAAGATGGATTTAAGTCGCACCGTGGAGCTAGTAAGTCAGCTAACTTTGAAATACAGAAAGTACACAGGAAATAATCATGAGCCGTAAAACTAGACGTAAGAATCGCAAAAACAAAAGTTCATTAATGGTTCCTCCTGAAAGAGAGTCATATGCGGCAGGTGCTTTAGTAAGTCTTCTTAAAAAAATATTAAAACCTTTATCTGCTGATCAAAAAGCAACTAGAGCAGCAACTAGAAGCCAAGCATCTTATGCTAAAGACATGACAGGTGCTGTAGTTGTAGCAGGTGGGATAGGTTACAATCTAGATTCTGATGAAGGTCAGACTTTGATTCAAGCTGCTGATGCAGGTGAAATAGATGTTGAAGTAAAGAATATAGATGAAAGAATTAATCCTAATGACTATCCCACATATGTAAAAGGTTCTGATTCTGCTAATGCTTTTCAAGATGCTTTTAGACAAGCACGAGAAGCAAGAGCAGATACTTTTGAGTTTGAAGGCAGAACTTATTTAGCTGACTTACCAGTAAATAGAGAAGGTAGAGCAGAAGGCGGTGAGATTCCTATAGATACTTACCCAAATATACCTCCAGAAGAAATGGCAGCAGCAGAAGCTTCACAACTTCCAGACGAACAAATGGAAGATGAGTACATCGACTATGTGATGAATGAAGCTTTATCACAAGAAGAACAAAGTTATTTAATGAATGCTTTAGAAACCGATCCTCAACTAAGTATGATCTTTGACAAGGTTGTGGTTACGGCTTCTGAGTTTACTGGCTCTGGTGAAGTTGCAGGGCCGGGAACTGGTGTATCAGACTCAATACCCGCCAGATTGTCTGACGGTGAGTTTGTATTCACTAGAAAGGCCACTGATCAATTGGGTGCTAACAACCTTCAACAAATGATGGATGAGGCTGAACGCGCTTATGACGGTGGTTTAATGAAGAATGGCGAGGAAATGGCGAGCAACATCAATGAAGTTATGATGTCAGCTAACCAAATGCCTAGCCTTAATGTTAGACAACGATAACGGCTACCTTGAAGTAAAAGCACCATAAATAGATTACCTGTACAATAATCTATTGTAATGGCTACCTTTTAAATCTCTCAAGCCCCGTGGAGATAGTATTATGACTGAGACACAAACTAATCCTGTGGAGGAAAAGAAACCTAATCCTTATAATGCAAAAAAAGAATGGCATCAAAGCGATGCTCCTAGAATGGAGAGTGCTGATGGGCTATTTTTTGAACCTAAACAATCTGAAGAAGAGGCTACGCCAGAAGAACGGCCCCCTCAAAAAAATTCTAAAGATGTTAATTATAAGAAAAGGTATGACGATTTAAAGAAGCATTATGATAATAAACTTGCTGAGTTCAAACAAAAAGAATTGGAGCTACTTGCAGAGGCTGCTGAGAAAGCACCCAAATACAAAGCTCCTAAAACTTTAGAAGAGCTAGAGCAGTTTAAAGCTAAAAATCCAGATTTGTATGAAACAGTTGAAACTGTTGCTCATTTACAAAGTGAAACACAAACTGAAGAGTTGCGTAAGCAATTGACTGCTTTACAACAACGTGAAGCAGACATTTTAAAACGTGAAGCTGAAGCAACTTTAAAACAGAACCATCCTGATTTTGAAGATATAAGAGGTTCTGAAGAGTTTCATGAGTGGGCAAAAGAACAACCTGAAGAAATTCAAAATTGGATTTATTCAAATAGTAATAATGCAACTTTAGCTAGTCGTGCAATTGACCTCTATAAAATGGAAAGGGGTATTACTCAGTCACCACAAAAGAGGCAGTCCAAGCCGAAGGAGTCAGGCTCTGCCGCCGATATGGTGTCTACAAAAACTACAGCGGTGGATGCGAAAGCTCCTAAGATTTGGACAGAAAGAGAAATTGCTGCTATGTCCGTTGATGAGTTTGATAAATACGAAAAGGAAATTAATCAAGCTATATCAGAGGGCAGAATAGCGAGATAAGCTTAAGGAGATATTACAATGGCTTATAATCAATCTGACCGATATTTTGAACCTACAACGGATACCGATGCCAACTTTGCGAGTTCCGTAGCAGGACAAACCAATTCGTACTTCCTTCCTGCTATTTATAGCAAGACAGTACTGAATTTCTTCCGTAAGGCTTCTGTAGCCGAGGCAATCACTAACACTGATTATGCTGGGGAGATTTCTGCTTACGGAGATTCTGTAAGGATCATCAAAGAACCAACCATTACTGTCTATCAGTATGAGCGTGGTCAAGACGTAACTTCAACTAAGTTGACCGACCAAGAAGTAAACTTGGTTGTCGATACAGCGAATGCTTTCAAGTTTATCGTTGATGACATTGAAACTAATATGTCTCACGTAAACTTCCGCGAAGTAGCTGCTTCTTCCGCAGCATACTCTTTGCGTGATGCGTTTGATGAAGGCGTTATTGCTACTATGTTCGCAGGTGTACCTGCTTCAAGCCCAAATCACATTTTGGGTTCTGACAGTGCTACTGACCTTGCTGCTGGTACTTTTGATGGTGTTGGTAATCTTGACATTGGTTTTGGTGCTTCTGAGCATGATCCAATTGATGTGCTTTCTCACATGGCACGTTTGTTGGATGAGCAGAATGTACCAGAAGAAGGACGATGGTTCCTAGCGAATCCAGAGTTCTATGAGCAGCTTGTACAAAGCAACTCTAAACTTCTGTCTGTTGATTACAACGCAGGTCAAGGCTCAATCCGTAACGGTTTGGTGTCTTCTGGCAAGCTACGTGGATTTGATATGTACAAGACTAACAACATTGCCGCAACTACTAATGCTGCTGGTAAGTGTCTGGCTGGTCACATTTCATCTACCTGTACTGCTCAGACCATCGTTAATACTGAAGTAATTCGTGATCCAAGCAGCTTTGGTGACATTGTACGTGGCCTCCATGTTTATGGAGCCAAGGTACTGCGTCCAGAAGCTCTGGTATCCGCATTCTACGGTATCGACTAAGATTATCGGGGGTCTGAAATATGGCCCCCTTTAATTTATGGAGAATGTAAATGCCACAAATCGGAAGTGAAAAGAATCCAATAAGATTCAATGTTAATAAAAAAGTAAAGATTCGTTCGCCTTATATGCGGGCAGAAGATAAGAAAAAATTTGATGATAACTACGATAGGATTTTTAGAAATCCTGACAATCCTGTAAATCACAGAGAAAAAGATTAATGGCTACCACATTTCTACAACTGACAAATGAATTGCTAAGAGAGTTGAATGAAGTTGTTTTAACTGCCAATGACTTTTCTTCTGCCGTTGGAATACAGCAACACGCAAAAGACTGTATCAATCGTTCTTATCTAGATATTGTGAACGAAGAACCGCAGTGGCCCTTTCTAGCAACAGGTGAAAGCGGAGCAACAGATCCGTTCTATGGTAATGTTGTTGTAGAAACTACAGCAGGAACTAGGTGGTATGAACTAAAAGCATCTAGCTCTGACATAACAACTGACTATGGCTCGATAGACTGGGATAACTTTTATCTTACAACTATAGGAGTCTCTGGTGAATCAGCACCTTATGTTTCTAAGAATCTAAAGTTTATGACCACAGAAAAGTGGAAAGACTTTAGAAGGGCTATGGAAAATGCTGATGATGCCGATCAAGCTGTAGGTGGTGAGCCTAACCTTGTTATTAGAAGCCCTGACTCACGTAAGTTTGGTTTGAGTCCTATACCGGATAAAACTTATAGGGTTTACTTTTTTGCTTACGATCTACCTACACAGCTATCTGCTCATAGTGACACAATAGTATTTCCTGATATATACAAAACAGTAGTTTTAGCTAAAGCTAGATACTATACACACCAGTTTAAAGACAATGCACAAATGGCTGCATTTGCTTTGGAAGACTACAAGAAAGGTTTAAAAAGTATGAGAGAAAACCTTATAGGTACTGTTCCGACATTTATGTCTGATGACAGAGTTAGGTTCGATTAATCATGCAGGCATTTGGCTTATCTTGTCAAGGTGGACTAAACACCAACTTAAACGAGTTTCAAATGCTTCAGCAGCCGGGGTTTGCTACTGAGCTTCAAAATTTTGAAGTAGATCCTGACGGTGGATATAGGCGTATTAATGGCTTTACTGCATATGGAGGAGATTCCGCAACTAAGCCAAATGGCTCTAATAAAATACTAGGGACATTTCCTTATGCTGATGGAGTTATAGTTACATCTGGCACTAATATTTATTTCAGTAATGATGGTATTACGTGGCTTCAAATAAATCGTTCCTCAGTTGCAGGTGGCGGTGATGACTACGCTTCATTTACTGGACGCTCTACACTAGCTAGAACAGGGCAGGGCCAATGTCAGTTTGTGTTGTTTGAAGGTGCTACCTTTGATTATGGTGAAGTTATTATTGCTGACGGTGCAAATAAACTTTACTCATTTAGAATGGAAGGTAATGGAGCTTTAACCTCTAGAACTTTTTTTGCTGCTGAAATTACAGTTGATGGTTCAAACGGTGTAAAGTATATCACAATACATGATCATCATTTGATTGCTTCAGGAGTAAGTAACAATTTAAATACAATTTACTACAGCGTCTACAATGACCCGGATAACTTTACAGGTTCGGGTGCAGGTTCATTAACCATTTCAGATCAAGTGAAAGGAATTAAAGGATTCCGAACTGATCTTATTGTTTTTGCACAAAATAGTATACATAAGCTAGTAAACATAAATGATTCCGCAAATATACAAATAGATCCTATTGCAGAAAACGTAGGATGCCTTAGCGGATACAGTATTCAAGAAATTGGTGGTGATTTAGTTTTCTTAGCACCAGATGGTATACGAACAGTAGCAGGTACAGCACGTATTGGCGATACTGAGTTAAGCTCAGTGTCAAGACAAATACAAAGTATTATAACTAATATTGCAAATAATATTGATGCTTTTGAAATAAACAGTACGGTAATAAGATCTA